GAAGGAGTATGGCGAGGTCGTGGGTGATGTTCACGGCTTCGGCCGTTGGCTGCATGATATGAGCTCTGCTGCTGCTGGCTATCTCTCCAGTCCCCCTAATGTTCGCCCTGGTCGTCGACCTGGCGAGCCCGCTCGCCCTGCGCCTGGACCCGCTAACGCGCACCTCGGGTCTAACTACAACCGCACTCGTCGTGCGCCTTTCTGAAAGGAGGTTCTTATGGCTTATCGTCGTTCTCGTCGTCGTATGGTTCGTCGTCGTGGTGGTCGTACCTATTCCCGTCGCCGCTCGTCCCGTCGTTCCGTGCGCCCGCTGCGCATCGGTTACCGCTTCTAATGCTTTGTAAGAAGCCCATACTTGTTAAGGGCATGTACTACCCTTGCGGGCAGTGCATGCCCTGCCGTGTTCGGAGAAAACGTGAATGGACCCATCGAATAATGTTGGAATCCGGTTTACAGTCCGACAATACATTTTTTACTCTTACCTATTCGGATTCGAACCTGATCGCGACCAATTCCTCCGGTACCGCGAATATGACCGTCGAGCAGCGTCCCACGTTAGTGAAGAAAGACGTGCAGAACTGGCTAAAGCGCTTTCGCAAGGCGATAGCACCATTGAAGATTCGCTTGGTGTACGTTGGGGAATACGGAGATTTAACCCAGAGACCACACTACCATGGTGCAATTTTCGGATATCCCAATTGTCTGCGGGGGAAAACCAGATATTTAGTTGGTCCCAACCGTTCTCAGAAGAGTTGTTGCGCGCACTGCGACCTTATTATGGATACGTGGGGCCGGGGGCATATTATGTTAGGTTCTCTGACGGCAGAATCGGCTCAATATATCGCTGGCTATGTAACGAAGAAGATGACGGCAAAGGACGATCCCCGTTTACTCGGGAGGACTCCCGAGTTCTTTCAGCCCTCCTTGAATGGAGCTATCGGCAGTGCTGCGATGTGGGATGTAGCCTCGACACTGTTACAATTCAATCTCGATCAAACGGAGGCTGACGTTCCTGTCAGTCTCCGACATGGTTCCCGACAGTTGCCTTTAGGCCGTACTTTACGTAAGAAGTTACGAACTATGATTGGTAGGGAGGAAAATGCCCCGCAAGCCGCTATCGACCAATATCAAGAAAGGATGCGCCCTTTGTTTGAGGCTGCGCGCTCTGATCCGCTCAACCCCTCGGTCATATCTAAGATTCAGAAGGAGAATGTTCAGAAAATAAGAAATCTCGAAGGCAAAATGAAACTCCAGAAAAAGAAAGGTATGTAATATGAAACGTGGTAAGTTCTCCCTCTCTAATACCAAGCTGTTATCTTGTGATATGGCTGAGCTTGTTCCCTGTGGTCTTGTGGAAGTGTTGCCCGGTGATTCGGTGCAGCAAGCCACGTCTGCTCTTGTGCGTTGTTCTCCCCTTCTTGCTCCCGTTATGCACCCTGTGGAGATTCGCATTCATCATTGGTTTGTCCCCCATCGTCTCGTTTGGGAAGATTGGGAGGATTTTATTACAGGTGGTCCTGATGGTATGGATGACTCGGAGTTCCCGACTATTGAGACGCCTGTTTCTACCGGCCTTGCTGTTGGTTCTCTCGGTGATTATCTCGGAGTCCCCACCGGGGTCCCCGAGCTTGAGTGCTCCGCCCTTCCTTTTCGCGGATATGGGCTGATTTTTAATGAGTGGTACCGTGATCAGGATTTGGTTGCGGAGCGGGTTGTTGATACTTCGTCCGGTGTGGATACTACCACTGATACTTCTCTGGCTAATATTGCTTGGGAGAAGGATATGTTTACCTCGTCCCGGCCTTGGGAACAGAAAGGCCCGGCTATTACTATCCCTCTCGGTGATACGGCTCCTGTCCGTGGTGATGGTTCTACGATACCGACTTATGTCGGTGGTACTACGGAGCGTACGCTTAACTTTTTTAATGGCGGCACTAATCCCCGTTGGGAACCCGGTGCTCCGGGTGAGACTGCCGGTACGCGCTTTTCTAGTGATCCCGCTAAGGTCGGTCTTGAAGCTGACCTTACCGGCGTCTCTGCTGTTACTGTTAATGTTCTCCGCGAAGCTATGGCCCTACAGCGTTATGAAGAGGCTCGCGCTCGTTATGGTTCTCGGTATATCGAGTATCTTCGTTATCTCGGTGTTCGTTCTTCTGACGCCCGCCTTCAACGCCCTGAATATCTCGGCGGCGGGAAGCAAGTCATTCAATTTTCCGAAGTTGTTCAAACCGCCGAAGGTACGGACCCTGTTGGTGAACTGCGCGGCCATGGTATTGGCGCCGCTCGTTCCAATCGTTACCGCCGTTTCTTTGAAGAACACGGCTATGTCTTCTCTTTCATTTCTGTTCGCCCGAAAACGATCTATGCTCAGGGACTCCCTCGCACTTGGAATCGGCGTACCAAGGAAGACTTCTGGCAGCAGGAACTTCAACACATAGGTCAGCAGGAAGTGCTGAACAAAGAAGTCTATGCTGCTCATACTTCCCCTGATGGTACTTTCGGTTATCAGGATCGTTATGACGAATACCGGCGTCAGGAATCAACTATTGCCGGTGAGTTCCGTTCTACTCTCGATTTCTGGCATATGGCTCGTATCTTCTCCTCCGATCCCGCCCTTAACGCTGCTTTCGTTACCTCCAATCCTACGGAACGGATTTTCGCCGTTCCCTCTACTGACGTATTGTATTGTTACGTTAGGCATTCTATACAAGCTCGTCGGCTCGTTGCCCAAACGGGGAGGAGCTATATCTTCTAGGAGCTTGCTATGCCTCGTGCTACGTTCTCAGGTGTCCGTCTCGTCGCTGTTGACGTCCAAGGGATGAACACTACTGTCAGTTACCCGGACGTCACTACGTTCGAAGTATTTATGAAAATGAAGGAGGCTACTGATGCCGTTCTCTCTCCCCCGCTTGCCTTGGATGGACCGTCCGAGAAAGGAAAAGATAATCCAAAATCCTGATGGGGAAGTTATCTCCTTTCTCGATGTGGATGGGTATGAAAACCCCGATCCTACTCCTATCGCCCCACCTGTAGGCTTTAAGCCTGCGCCTTCTCTCGCGGAGCAAATCCGCGCTATGGTTCGCTCCGAACGTCTCGCCCGCGAAGCGGCGGAATCCGGTTTTGAAACCTTTGAGGAGTCTGACGACTTTGAAGTCGGGGACGACTATGATCCCTCTACCCCTTATGAGGAAATCTTTGATACCTCTACCGTGGCTGAAATGGCCGCTGCGCGTGCGGCTGCTGCTACCCCTCCTCAGCCCTCTCCGGCGCCTTCGGCGCCGGCTACGGAGCCGGCCCCCGCCGGCGACAAGACAACTCCTACGCTTCCGGCGTAGGGCCTGTGATCCCCAGCCTCTAGCCCCCGAAAGGGGGCTTTTTTTTTAACCGCCAGTGAGCTACCTTGATGCTCACTGTGCTAAGTGACACCGGACGGGTTAATATCATGGCCAGACGCTCTTCTAAAAAGTCTCTCTCAAGGCCTCAGGGGAGGCGCGCATCTCCCCAACCGTCGATCGCTAGGCTTCGCCTGCATCCCCTGCCCCCAACGGTGTCACGTCCCTTCGTTTGGCCTGACAAACGTCCCTCGGCTAGATTGCGCGTAGTGCAAGATAGACGTACTTGGTTCCCTTCCCTCTTTCGCCCTGCTGCATCTCTCGGACGTCGAGCGGATACAAAGCTAATCGTTCCCTCTACCTCTGTAGGTTCCGTTTCGCGTTTGCCCGATAAAGTGGCATTCGACGTTCCTCGCCGTGTTTTGATATGTGTAAGGAGGAAGGTTAGGAAGGAGGTTATTCACGCTCTCGGTAAAGGTGGCGGGGGTAATCGTAAACCCCGCCGTAATGAATTTTCAGATGTGAGGTGCTAATATGCTCCCGTTGATCGGGTCTATAATTTCCGCTGGAGCTGGACTCCTCGGTGGTATGATGAATAACTCGGCTCAGCAATCGGCTAATCAAGCCAATATCAATGCTGCTGAGGCCGCTAATCGCCAAAATTACGAGGCCCAAAAGGAATTCGCTCAACAGGGCCTTCGTTGGAAAGTTGCTGACGCTAACGCCGCTGGCGTGCATCCTCTCTATGCTCTCGGCGCCCCTGCTACGTCGTTCTCCCCTTCGTTCGTTGGTGCTACGTCTCAATCGTCTAGCCCCGGCGATTCTCTCGCTTCTGCTGGCCAAGACATTGGCCGCGCTGTTGCTGCTACTGAGACAAATGGCGAGCGCGCTCTGCGTGCTTTGACCCTCGAGCGCGCTTCCCTCGAAAATGATCTGCTTCGTACTCAGATTCGTCGTCCGGTTATGGAAACCGGCCCG